GTCCACGACTTGCTGGGCATAAACGGAGACGTTTTTGCACAACAAGCCGCCGCCAAGTTATATGGCCGCGGGTGGGACGGGTTGACGTTTGCAGCAGAGCTTCATAAGCTCGTCAGGATGTTCCGACAGTTTATCCCAAAGGTGTTAAAACTCCTTCGGGAAGCGTTCCGCTTATATCGTAGCGGGGCTCTAGCGCGTCTCGGGTATGCATCTGTTGATGCATGGCTCGAGGGACGCTATGGCTGGCGTATCCTGATATATGATATCGAAGATATCAATGAACTTATGAAGAAGATAGACGAAGATGAAATGCTTCGTTCCAAAGAGCGCGTCGGTGACGTCTTTACCTATACGTGGGATAGATCTTCCACGGGTACAGCCGGCAACGTCGTGAACCGAGATGATGTTACCAATTATACAGTACGTATGAGAGGTTCCATCATCGCGGATTTTACCCCGTCTAAAATTACACTCAATCCGGTCTTGACAGCTTGGGAAATTGTTCCCTTTAGCTTCGTCGTAGACTGGATCGTGCAAGTTGGACGGGCTTTGGAAGCGATGTCGTTTCTAGCTCTCAATAATAAGTACACCGCTTGTGTTGGGTATAAAGTAGAAGTTGAACGAACCGTGAGGTTCGAATCGTTTGGCACAGGAATCTGGTCAAACGAATTTCACTCTACTTTTCCTGACATAGAGGTGGACGATAATTGGGAGCTGTTACGCCGTCGTCCTGTTAGAGTACCAACAAAGCCACTCCTAAATGTGGATCTCAACGCGTTCAAGGTCATGGACCTTGTCGCGCTTGTGCTCCAGTTATTTAGGAAATAAACGTACCAAGGAGGTACATTATGGCAGCAATGTCTACTGCACTCACAGAGTTCCGAGATCTCGGAGACTCACGTACTTTTCTGTATGGAAGCCATACCGCACAAGAACCGCGGTTGGTTATCCAACGTAGAAAGGTTGCGGCTGGTGCAACCTCAGTCATCGAAGACACCATTCAGGTGGTTTCATCGACTGAGGATTCTGCTGGTGAACTACTTACCAGTAAGGTCACGTTCGAGGCGAAAGTTCGACGTCCCGTTAATGGGATATCGGCTGACGTCACTGCAGCCCTGGCCATCTTCCGCGATATTGTAGCGGGCGATGAGTTCACCGATACGGTGAACACCCAGAAGTGGTTAAGTTAATAAAGACACTTTTTCGCGCGTTGTTGGGCTATTGCACAGCAAACGCAAAATCGTGTACTTCACAACTGAACCGCTTTACTGACTGGCTTGTTTTCCTGATCCGAAGAAATTCGGATTAGGCAAGCAGTCGTAACTGCATCGAAAGGAGTAATCCGCAATGGATACTTTAAAAGTAACGTATGAGGTAACTCAACGATATTTACGTGACCGAAAAGGCACCTTGTCAACTAAGCATTACAACCGGATTTCCGGATTTATTCGGAGCCGGTCTCATGCAAAGTTGGCAGCCTGCTTTACTGACTCTATCCACGATCTAACACGGGTAGAGGAGGCGAGAACCTTGTTACAAGTGGCCGCTATGTTCAAAAAGAACACAGCATTTACGGAGCCCGTTAGTGCTCGCTTAGCTGCTCTAATTTCTTTCGAGAAAGGTGAGCAACTTTGCGAAGCTACTAACACCCGTCTGGACTCTCTTGCCAGAGATGATGCTGAAGAGCATCTACCTTGGCGCAAGCATCTAGACAGGATGGCCTCGTATATCCACGATGTACTTGGTGATCACCGGGATTTTCTTAGGAGTCTTCCTAAGTTAATCTCAGTAACGTCAGGAGCCACTGCTACACGGTCCCGCAGGCGTGCATTTCCATTCCTCAAAGTTAATAAGAGGTTGGTTTGTACACCTGGGGCCTTCCGCTACTTGCAAGCCCTATCCGATTCATTTGGATATGGCGAGCTGAGCGGTCGGCTGGTTTCGGAAAACCGTGTGGCCTTTGTACCTAAGTCGTGGAAGACGCAACGTACTATCGCTTGCGAAGCTGATGGCAATATGTGCCTCCAGCTTGCTTTTGATAAGTACGCTAAACAACGTCTTCGTCGCCGGGGCATTAACCTCAGCGATCAGACTAGAAACCAAGAGCTTGCTAAAGAGGGATCTATTTTCGATAATCTTGCGACTATCGATCTCTCAATGGCGTCCGATACTTTGGCGTATAATACCGTCGTCGCACTCTTTCCATATGAGTGGTTCGACTATCTACGATCGATAAGATCGCAGTATTACACATTGTATCGGGACGATCGCCAGGCGTACCACAAGTTTTCCTCTATGGGAAACGGTGCTACGTTTGCGATCGAAACTCTTGTTTTCGCTGCTGCGTGCTCAGCTGTCGGTTCCAAGGCTTACTCTGTTTACGGTGATGATATAATCATCGAATCAGAGTTGGCTGAAGAACTTATGGCTTTGCTCGGCTTCTTAGGATTCGTCCTGAATTCAGATAAGTCTTACACGCATGGTCCCTTTCGGGAGTCATGTGGTAAGTTCTGGTTCAGAGGGTTTGACATAACTCCCAAATACATCCGGGAGCTGGATCGCCGCAAGGCGATTCAATGCCATCTAGTTAACTCTATGATGACAATATGTGAGCCCTATGGTTCCCTCGAAAGCTACCTCATTGACTTTGTCATTGAGAATAAACTTCCGTTGGTACCATACAACGAGTCCAC